ACTCTTTCAAAGTCTACAGGATCACCTCCTTTTAAACCTCGTGCAACATCATAAGCAGGGCCTATAGCACTAGCTAGGTAACCTAATGGATTAACTTTTGTTTGTAATGGTTTATTAGTATCTGGCGCTGATGGTGGCGGTGTTCCTGAGGATCCCCATGAATTTCCATCACTAGGGCCTTTTAATATGCTATCTTCTATATCTTTACTAAAAGGTTTATTTTCTTTAGGAAACATAGCAGAATAATCTTGACCATCATCTACAACTTCAGGAGGAGTAAATTTTAATTCATTCATAAGTAATGATGTAGCTCTATCATCACTCATAGGATTATTAGAATTAAATTTACCACCAGGTTGAAACATACCTCTTGAGTTATTAGTTAACCCAGTACTCTCTTGCATCTTAGCTAGATTACCTAACTCTCTTTCTTTAGACTCCATAGATATCTTATCATCTGGTCTTCTAGAATACTTATTATTAATTTTCTTACTCATATCTGCAAATGTTTTTTTACCTAATTTAAGTGTATCACTATATATATAACCATTATTGTTAGTTTCTCCTCCTTCTACTTCTGATTGTCCAATAGGTATACCTCCATTCTCATGTTTGTTACCATTGTATTCTGTAAAATTACCACCCATTTTAAACTGATTAGTCTCTTGTTTAAATTCTTGGTTTTGATTACCTACCATTTTACCAATACCTCCACCAGCCATTCCTCCAAGTGTACTGCCTAGCATACCTCCAATAGCTGTACCAACTCCAGGTAATAGAATTGATCCTGCAATAGCTCCACCAATTCCACCTACTGTAGAACCAATTGTTTTACCAACAGTTTTACCTTTTTCAGGACCACTTGGTTGTTTAGCTCCTTGTATTAATTCAGGAACTGCTGATATAGCTGATGCTGCTGGTCCTGCTGCTGAACCTAGTCCACTTGCTGCACCTCCAGTAGAAGCTCCAACTGCGTCTCCTGCCCCATTTCCAAAAGTTGGAACTGTTTTTGTAAGATTTTGCATAACACTAGGATCAACTGGAAGAGGTGGTATTCCACCCATTTGAAACTTTTGTTTAGGAAATAAAGAACCTCCCATTTGAAATTGATTATATGCTTCTTGAGTAGGAAACTTCTTGTAGAACTCCTGCTCGGTCATCTTGTGTGTTTTAAGTATTTCTTGCTTTGTCATAATTAATTATTTTAAATTGTCTAACCAACCTGTGTTTTGTTTTTTATCTTTTATTAAAGGATCAATTAAATCTGATTTTGCATCTAGTACTTGAGTTGTTACATGAGCGCCTATTAATTTATTTACACCGCTGTTAGCTTTCTGTGCCATTCTACCTCTAGCAGTAGTTTTAAGCCCTTTTAAAAATTTATATCCTTTTCCAAATGGGATTAATCCTGCAACACCTCCAACATTATCACCTTGATAAAAATCTATAGCAGAACCTGCTAAACTTGCAGGATAAAAAACTGTACCTGCTGCATCTATTGCATATTTATAAGCTTCATCTGGATTATATACTTTTTCTCTAAAAGCATTATTGTTAGTAGTAATAGCAGGCGTCTTTACAGTTGATGTAGCATCTCTTTCAGATACATACTTATTATTATTTCCGCCTAATTGAAATTTTTGTGGATACTCCGTTACTGTTTTACCTTTAAAGTTATACTCTTTTCCTGGCTGCATCATCTGAGTGTCACCACTATCTGAAACACCAAGAACAGGATAATTTACTCCCTTCATTGTTATTTGATTAGAGTTAATCTTTGTTACTTTACCAGGATGAGCCCACTGACCTCTATTATCTTCTATAACATTATTAGGACTACTTAAACCATCTAACCATCCACCATTTTGTTTTGTTCTTTTTTTTATAATTTCAACATTTTGACCTTCACTTCTATTAACAGCGTCTTTAACTTCTTTAGGTAATTCATAATCACTATGATTAACAAATGGAAGCATTCCAGATAAAATAGTTTTATTTACCTCAGCTCTGTCTTTATTATAAATAGCATAACCTAAATTTGTTATATCTTTTATAGTACTAAAAGGTTCTAAATGTTGTAATACATATTTATTACCATCAAACATAGGCTCAACTTCTCTTTTACTCTCACTTCTAAATATAGGTTTATCCCTTCTAAATTTAGTGGCTGTTGTACTTGCTTCTTGTTTTATATTATTATCCATTCCATCTAACCATCCACCTTTTCTAAATTCTTGTCTACCTGTATTATCTCCCTCATTAATATACCCACTTGGCTTACCTTGTATTTGTAAAGCTTTGTTTCCTGTGTAATTTTGAATTTTATTATTTGTTTTAGGAATTTCTGGTACTGCTACATTTCCAGCTAATTTAGCTTCTACAGAAGTATTCATAGGTTTAATACCTAAAGGTTTGATAGGTTCTAATACAGTCTTAGCCTTAACTTCTTCATAAACAGGTTTAGTTGCAGGCTTTTTAAAAACAGACATGTATTGTTCTTCAGGAGGATTTTCTAGAAAATATGCATAAGGAGTTCTACTACCATCTTCAAATTGTACATGAGTTGGGTTAATTCCAGATCTTTTTATAATAACTTTAGCTTCCTCACTTTTAGCCTCTCTTTTTGTTTTAGACTCATCACTAAAATCAAAAAAATAAGGCTTAGTTGACATATAGTTATTATATAAACTTAAACTATCATTATAAGCCTGATTAGCTTTATTAAATTCCTTCTTATTTTTATATATTTTATCTGGCATATCTTAGTGTATTGACTGTCTAAAAAATGTTGTTATTGGATGCAATACAAATCTCTTATTATCCTCATTTGTAAAAGTTAATTCAGTTTGCAAATACAAATCTCTTAATCTAGGTTTAGATAAAGTAGAGTAAGTAGCATTAGCTAAATCTCTTTGTATTTGTAACTTCCAATCTCTTTCTACTTTGTTAATATTAGTTTGAGGTACAAGAGTTATTAAACCTGCATCTTGATTTTCTGTTGTGTGTTGTATTGTATCTATTGTATCTAAGTTAAGTAGGACTCCATTAGTATCATATACTTCAGTTTGAAACTGTTGATTATCCCATACTTTAGTATAAGTAGGATTTTCATTAGTTAAAAACTTAACAGAACTTGGATAGTAAGTACCATAGAAACTTCCATAATCACCTTTGTTATGCCAGTAGCATTCATCATTGCCTAAACTGCTAAATACTCTTTGATTTAAGTTTAGATATATATCAGGCTTAAAACTATAAAAGCTTTCAAATACACCAAGCTTTTCATTGAACCCCAATGTAAAATCATTATTAGAATTTTGAAAATCTTTAAATGTAAAGTAAACTGTTTGATAATTTACATCATATATACCAATAGCACCTTTAGGATTTTTATTAATGTTGTTAGTTATAGTTTGAAACTTACTAAATAAACCTAAGTTGTCTGAAATACATTCTAATCCTTCTCCTAACTTAAAAATTTTATTAATATTACTATCATAATGATAAACATTGCTATTTGTATTTACTATGCCCTCTTGAAAAGCTGTACCTGTTTCTTTGGTTATATAATCATATCTTAATAATATTTTATTATTAGATAAAACAATATTACCACTTTCTCCTTGCACAGCCCCTCTTTCATTACTGCTAGCTACTCCAATTCCATTTTGTTGATAAAATAATAATTTATTTTTATTAACAATTAATTCTGTAATAGGACCTTGAGTCCCTTCTACATCAAGATAATCTACAAATTGAAAATCTCTCCAGCTATCAATAATTTCTCCATCTATCTTTAATTTAGAATTCCAAATCCTATTTGAATATTCATCTACTTCATTATCAAAGAATAAGCTTGGGGGAAAAAATCTATTTATATTATATTTTTGATGGAATACATCATTGTATTTAAATTCAGATAATAAAAATCTTTCTGTTGTTAAAACAGTTTGACCTGTATCAGCAACTTTAGCTATTTTTTTAGCTGCATTTCTTCTTTTGTAAAGTATATAAGCTCCTATTGCAATTGGGGCTAATGCTGCTCCTCCTACAATAACTGCGCCAACACCAATTGCTCCAGCAACTCCAACACCCTCAGTTCTTTTAATAGCTTTAGTTGTTTTCTTAACAAATTTAAATAACTTACTTTGATCTGGATTACTTAGACTATCGGTTTTAAATTCAGAATTTTCCTTTAAATCATCTAATGATAAACTAGTGATTGGATGCTCACCTTCTCTAAGATTAAAATTAAAACTAGATTCACAAGGAAATATTTCATACAGTCCTTTTTTACTTCTTATAGGAGGTTGATAACCATTTGGTTTAACTGCATTATAGTAGTAACAGTAATTAACAGCATCATAAACACCTAGATAAGTATCTCCTAAATTTGCTTTGATTGAATAAGTTCTAGCTGCTGTTGATTTATCAGTAACAGCTCTAAATTCACTTGCTGGAATATACTCATTATTAGCTCTGCTTGAAAATCCTATTCCACCATATTGATTAATACTAATAGGTCTATTGTAACTTACTGTATAATCACCTATATAATCTACCAATCTAATAGATTCTCGAGCATCATTTAATAGTTCGTCTTTTAGTCCCTCTAAATGAGATTCATAATCCAGCCAACTGGTGTCTAAAGGATCACCCCACGAATCACGAGGAATTCCAGAACTACCATCTTCGCTAAAGGAGCATGTTGCTGCTATAAATTGTTTTTTATCTCCAATCCCTAAAACGCTATGAGGCCTTAATACTTTATTTAGAAAATTCACAGCAGTAGAAAATTGAAACACAGAATTATTAGCGTTTTCAAAGCCATGTTTTACAGCTATTGCTATGTCAGTAGCTATTAAAGAAGCACTATTAAATATGCGTCCTAAATTATCAGCTTGAGGAATAGTCGCTATGTAACTATTTGATAAAACATAATCTAATTCTCCAGAACCTCCAATACCATTAGTAAATACGTCCTCAAATCCTGTTCCTAACAATTCTCCAGGAATTAATACTTTTTGATTTTTTATATAGATTCTTCTTGAGTCACTATCAGCTACTTGATTCCAAGGAATAATAGCTCCTTTATACCATTTTTTTAAATAAGCTGAACTATCTAATATATTATAAAGACCCACAGTGTTATCTCTATGTAACTCATGTATTATTTTTTGATCTTGACCAAATTTATTAATAGGTTTTAAATAATCTCCTTGTTTAAAAGTATATTTATCAAAATCTATTTCTGGTGAAATAGTATAACCTAAAATTCCAAATCCTCCTGTAGAGCTTGGAAAGCCTGAATAAGCAAAACCTATTTGACCTAAGCTTAAAACATTTGGATGTATTCCAGCTACTTTTGCAGCTAAAACACTTCTTAAATCTTCTTTAACAGATTCTTTAATTCTTTCAATTGTTTTTGGAAGAATAGTTTTTACTAAAGATCCAAATACCCCCAGACCTCCATCAGTATTAACAGCTCCATCTAAAACATTATCTACAAAATCAGCTATATCTTCAGAACTAACTACTCTTTGAAAAGCAGCATCAGGCAAAATTTGTAATTTTTGAGCTAAAGCAGCAGCAACAGTTGTTATAATTTTGTTTCTAAGGCCTTCTTTAATCTTAAATAAATCAGCAGTTCCATCTATATCATCTATATACCTAGCTATTTTGTAGCAAATAACTGTAGCTACAATTGAAGAAACTATTTCTCTTGCTTCTCCTGCTAATCCTGGTCTATCAAAATTATTTAACCCGCCAGTTATTGCAGTTCCAAATCTAGTCTTATCATTATCTCTTCTTTCAACATAAACTATTCTAAATCCACTTATATCTTCTCCTAATCCTTCAGGAACTGTAACATCAAAGTTTATATAAGTTGAATACATATATAAATTACCATCACTGTTAGCTGATAACAAAGAAAAATCACGGTTACTTTCATTAAAGTCAGGCATTTTAATATCACCTATCCAATTTACATAAGAAGTTTGTCCTTTTGTATTTATAAATACTATACCAAATCTATAAACTTCACCTCTTTGCCAAGATACTTGACAGCTAGCTTTATAAGGAGATTTTAATGAACTAAAACTTCCATTGTTATTAGTAATATGGTAAGGTACACTTTGTATCACATTGTTGTTATCAACTTTTGTCTTTATTAATGGAGCAGAGTTAACAGCTAATCCTATTCCTGCATCAACTAATATTGGAGTAGCTGCAAAAGTATAACTTATATTAGGACCTTGACCTCCTAGTGTAACTCCATCCTGTTTGTATTTAAACTGATGACTATTATACCAGGTTGACGGATTTCCTCCAGGATTTAATCCAAAGATTTTACCGCTTTCATCATTATAAGAATTTATAACATCTAATAAATTGTCATTAGGGTAATTAGTAGTAAAAGTATTAGCAGTTCCATCCAATTCATATGTAATAGCATATCCTCCAGAGTCATATCTATAAGCTCTAAAGTCAGCATTTACTTTAAACATCTCATTTTTAGTATTTGCTGCATATAAAATATTATCCTTAACAGCTATTGCTTCAGCTGTTTCAAATGGTGAATACATTACATTAAACTCATCTAAATTTAATATATAAGTATCTGTAAACAAATCAGTAAAGCTTTCATATTGCTTTACATGCAAGGATACTTCTTTGTAAGGATAAACATATATTTCAGGTATATTTGGTTGACTATAATGAATTAAAGCATACTGAATTAAATCATAATCTTTATCTACTTTTGCTAAGTAATACTCAATACCTTTCCCTGAATCTATAAATTCTTTAGTATCTTGTTTGGCTTGTCCATCATTTGTAAATGTCAATGTATCTCCTGCTGGGTATCCAAATACACTATTAAACTCATCTCCTTCAATAACATCTATTAAATTACTGCAAGTACTAAAGTTAGTTAAATCACCGTATTTACTTAATAATCTATAAGCTAATTGATATTTACCTTCAGGTAAACTTCCTTTAATTAGTTTGCTTATAACTGGAGCATCTAAATTAACTCCAGAAACAATAGGTAAAGTTCTTACTGGTGTTTCAAGTAAGTTATTATTAGATCCTATTGTATTAAAAGATCTCAATGGATTAAAACTATCTCTCCAATAAACCCTAGCTATATTGCTGTTTTCAAATTTACTAATTACTTTTAATTTAGTAACAAATTTAAAATTTAAAAATCTATTGTAAATCATGTGAAAATTAACGCTTAACTGGTAGCCATTAATAGTACCTGATATATCATCAGTTGTCCCTAAGAAATTACATTTCCATATTTGACCATATCCTTCATAACTTGAGTTTGAAGTGGTTCTGCTTTTAGTAAAAAATATTAAAGTTTCTATTCCTGAACTATCTATAATAACAGATCCTCCAATAACAATCAAATTGTCTTGAGCAGGTATTGAAACTGGATACTCCCCACTTGCTTCATAATTAGAAGCTGGAATAGTTAATGGAAATTTAACTTGCAGTTTATTTCCTTTTTTATTTTGAATAACAGCAGTACTTAATCCAGAGTCTGTAAGTAAAGTAATATTGCTAGCATCTAGGTAATTACCTTCTTTATATAGAGTTTTAGCTAGATCTTGATTAATACCTTTACTAAAAGTATTAATACTAGCATTAGTTGATTGCATGTTTTGAGAACCTCTTTGATTTTCTGCTGCCATTAGAATCTATAGTTTTTCATACCGAAGTTAATATATTGAGATTGTCCAACACCTTCAAAGTTTCTAGCTTGTTCATTAATTTTAGGCATTAAGGTTAACCAGTTATTCTTCCATGACTCCATCATATCATAAGTAGGAGTTAAGGCTTTAGTTTTAGCTTGACCTACATACCACATCCACTCTCTTTCAGCATACTCAAATACATCTCTAGCTATAATATTCTTTCTCCATAAAAGGAAGTCTAACTTCATTCTAATGTAAGATTGAACAGCTATTTTGTAACTAGTATCATCAGGTATAAGAGGATAACCTTCTTCATCTACAGGAAAAGCTTTGTAAAACATAACTACACTAGCACCATCTTTAAAAGATGTGAAGATATAGTTACCTCTTGTGCTATATGTAATATCTCTTAAAGAGTAAGGTAAGTTGTTTATTAATCCAGCTGAGATAGCACTATCATAATTGTTAAAAGTCATAACAGGATTACCATTTACATCAAATCCTACTGGGTCTACTGGATTAACTAAAGGATAATCATTTACATTATTAACACTATAAGGGCTAGTAGTTGAAGTACTCTCACGCATAGGTAAGACTACACCACTAGTTGTTAGAACCATAGCTTGTAATTGTGTGTGTAAATTACAAGGTATGAAGCCTTTATGGTCTTCAATAGCAATTATAGCATAGTCATTAATAAGGTTATAAGGTACACCTATTAAATCACAAGCCTCAGCAGACCATTCAATCATACTACCAACCTCAAAGTCTTGAGTTTTGTATTGATTATCTCTAAGTACATTATTAACAACCTCTTTAACAGAGACAAGTTTACCGTTTAAAGCCATTTAGTATATATTATTAATCAGAGTTTTTAAAAGTATAAAAATCTAAATTAGGGTTTTGATTCATTAATTTAGGAAGCTCTCTTTTAAACTCTCTTATAGGTATTAGTTTATAAAATTTCTTTTTGTACATTGTACAGTTATTCTTAATCCAAGCAATCTTAAAAGTGTAACCTTCTGTATGATTGTTTAAATGAAATACAACTTTTTTAGCTAGTTTTGATTGCTCATCAGTAGCCCATAATTCTCTTGTAGCTCTATAATCAACAGCTAATCTTGCTATTAGATTACCTTCTTCATCTAATTTAATCTTCTTTTTAAACTTACAAATAGTTATTTTACCCATCTTACAAGGTAAAATATACTCTAAATTGTTTAAAATCATCTTCTCTCTAGCCTTTCTAAAGATAGCTAGTAATACAGCTCTATACTTTTTAGCTGAGATATTATAAGATAAGTTACTAACAGGAGTTCCTAAAGGCAGTTCCTTAGTACTTATGTTATCTTTGTAATACTTATAGTAATCACCAATAGCATAATCATTAGGATACTTACTTTTACCTCTCTCCTTAATACCTAGATCTGTATTACTTAAATTAGTTTTGGCTGTAGTCATTCTTACTGTTATTAGTATTATCTGAAGGTGTTTGTGATTCTTCTTTTAAGAATAGCTCTACAGTCATTTTAACTATTGTATTAACCATCCAGTTTTTAACTGGGAATGGTGAATCATCTGTATAACAAGGTGTTCCACTACAATCTTCAAAGTTATAAGCATCTCTTGGATCTTCAAATACTCCTTGAACATTGATAAATCTAAGTACTTGTAATATATTAGTAGGAACTACAAGATACAAATAACCATCTGTATTCTGCATATAATATTTAACTCTATCTTTAGAATACTTGTTATTAAGTACATAAGGTATTCTCTCATAGTGCACATAATCATAACCAGGTAATCCCTTATTAATAGGGCCTACTCTAGTAAAAAGTTGTGAATTATGAAGTTCTATAGTACTAGGAATAGGTTTAACACTTCTTAGTAATGTACAACCTGCTTCAATAATACAAGATTCTCCAGCATCTACTTCCTCTAATTCTACACAACCTAAGTCTTGTATAATGTAAGGATCAGCTGAATAACCTTTATTAGCATCTTGTTTAATAAGTTGAGATCTTAAATTAACTATAATTTGCTCTACTTGGTCTGTAGTAATAGTATCTGTTACAACAGATCTACCTCTAAGCTGATTAAGTACTAAATATGTTATGTGATTTAATGATGTTGTTGTAGCCATTTTATAAAATAAAAAAAGGCTCCTACCTTAGTAAGAGCCTAGTAGGTTGATTAATAATAAACTTAATACTATTAAGCTGTTTC